AGCGCGTCCTCTTGGATGGCTTGCCGGGCTTCGTCTTCATCGTGGTAGCTTGCCCGGTCTTCCTCTGTGGCCTTGCTCTTCCCCTCTTCAAAATAGAGGTTTATGCCGGCGTATATTTCGGCATCGGTCAAGTTGCAGTCTTCCCCGGTGCAGTCCTTGCAGTGCTCCAGCCTCTTAACCATATCAATAATAGAGTTAAGCTGTGCCCTGGCTTGTTCCTTGGCTCTTTCCTGGTCCTTTGTTTCAGTCACCATTGCCGCCTCCTTTCTATTTATTTCAACCGGCTTACCGGCTGACTGCTGACCTCGACCTGAGTCAAGGCCAGTATGTCAAGCGGTTAGACTGGCCTCATCATATCTAGTAAGGTCTTAGCCATGCCATTGATTGACATAGGGGGCGCCCTAAGTGTCCCGTGCCCTTCCAGGTAGACAATACCCAGGACACATACGGCGGCCGGGAAACCGCAGCGGTGTAATAGGTTCTGCATCCTGCTGCTGTCTCGCTCCGTGCTTTCATCCTTTCCGGCTAGTTCCTCTAGCCACTGCCCGACTGTTTCCTGTGTCTCTGTTGTCACTTGCTCGCCCTCCCTTTCTTATTTAAGATGCCTTTAGTATATACCTTGTTTAGAGGTTTGTCAAGAGGTTGGTCAACTTTAGTTTATTATATATATAAGAAGCCAGGACGGGGAGGTAACCGGATGAAGAAAGATATTATAGCGATTGAAAGTGTCGCCCTCTTCTCTCCCGTATATATGAGGACTCCACTATATAGGTGGGCGTTTTACCATATGCTTTACTCAATGGCTAGGACTATATATAAATCAATCATTCGCCGGTAGTTACCTCTATATATATGGCTGCCTTTCGCTCCTTCTCTGTATAGGGCTCTTAACTCTATATATGGACCGCTTATATATAATATATATAGTAATGCCCTCCTTTACCTGTTTCTATCTGAATGGCCGGACCTGGGGGGCGTACCAAAGGGGTTATACACCCACACCCCGACTATATCCCGGAAAACCCCCAACTTTCGACTTTTCGGGGTTAATCCCCTCTTATAGTGTAAATCCGTGCCTACAACCTCTTACATAATATGTATAGTGCGACCCAACGAGCCCGCAGCAAGACCGCGGCGAGTAAATCCCTAGAATGTACCCGCGCGGGACTCCTGGGGGGAACCTTGGTGTATATTGTCGCGATACTGCTAAAAGGCAAAGCAAAATCCTAGTTTACATAAGTCAGGCTTAAAAAAGGGAAATGGTGGTGGGGATAGGCGTGAAGTGGGGATAGGAAAAGAGGGGTTTTGGGATGGCGTTAACAGTGGAAGAGGCATCGAAACTATCAAAAAGCAAGATTTTGAGTGTGAAGCGACTCAAAAAGGGGGCGAGGAATGCCACTAGCAACGGGAAGATTAAACAGGCGAAGCTCAAAGGAAGCGATTAAAGAAGCTGTCTCCGCCTGCATCGAGACGGTGATGCACGAGTGGAAAAAGACGGGGAAAATTGGGGACAGCCGCCCGGACAACGAGGAGGAAGCACGCAAGCAGGCGGCCGGGTTATGCTACGCCGATGCCAGAAGGCACGCTGGGGGCAGCAAAGTGCCAAGGAAATAGGGAGGGCAGAAAGATGTTATTGCCGACCGAGAAACTAACCCGCAGGAGCACCATCGAGCATATCCAGGAGACCATCTTCGAGTGCCAGAAGCAGGTAATGGATGAGTACGACCGGAGTGGCAAAATTGGCGAAAAGACACCCAAGGATTGGAACGATGCTCGCTGGATGTCATACGAGGTATGTTATTTAGACGCTAGGCGCCACGCCGGGACGAAGGTGCCTAAGTGGGAAAGACCCAAACCGGTAAAATGAAAAAGGAAGGAGGTGAACTAAATGGATAGGCTAGATGTTCTTCCCGCGTTTGTTGAAAAACTGCCCGCCATAAAGTTTACCGATGTCATCAGGACATTCAAGTCATTCGAGCTGGAGGAAGTGCTCTATCACCAGGGAGCTAAGAAAGTCACCGCGGATGGCAGGCCAATCTTCGTAATGATGACCTTGGACGATTATGTGGCCCTATTCCCGGTCAATCCAAACCCCCCCCGGCAGCCAAGGATGGCCAGGGTGGATGGGGTGCTATTTCGTGAGGTTATCTAGTGACGACTACATGCGAAACTAAAACTGAAACTCGAGCTGACGGCTGTAAATACGCCGATGATTTATTGGGCGAGGAGTCTTTCTGTGCGGGGTGCCCCTTTACCGGTTGCGTGAAAGAGGAGATTCGTAAATATTACCGCGATGTTCGCAATTCCCGGATAGCCAGGCTTTCTGGGGGCGGCTACTTCGAGGGCGGTATGTCCTCAGAGAAACTTGGCAGGATATTTAACCTGTGTGGACGGCGTATCAGGCAGATTTTAAGGGAGTCCAATGGCGGAGGATAAAGAAAGACAAAATAAGAGAGACCTTCAGGCTAAAATAGCCAATCTATGGTTTAAGGGCTACAACCGTAATGAGATTCTTAAAGCCACCGGTTGCGAGGAAAAAGAACTCAACCAGGCTATGAAGCTAATCAAGGCTCACCTTAGCCCTAAAGCCGTCAAGGTCCTCAAATACCGCAAGGCTAGATGCTTGGGCAAGGTGACCTTGGTTCAGAGAACGGCCTGGGAGATTCTATCCAACTCTCTTGACCACAGGATACAGATAGCTGCCCTGCGGGTGATAACAACCTCCCAGGAGCTTGAGGCGAAGATTGAAGGCGCCATTCAGGAGAAGATAATAGTCGGTCCAGAGAAGGCAGCCGATAGCCTTATGAAAGCGATATACGAACTTGAAAAGGAAGCTAAGGGAGAGGCTAAAGTTGATGGTAATGGGCACGATGAAGAGAAAGAGGTTTTCCCTCACTTTTTAGGAAAGGGTGAAAATGCCGAGTGAACAGGTTATAGCCCTTATATGTGAAAAAGTGGGCTGGAAGTATTCAAAGGAGCAATGGGATATTCTTTGCGATATGCACCGAATCCTTTTGGTAAAGGGTGGATGGCGAGCTGGGAAAAGCCTTGTTACTGCTCTCAAACTTATGACTAGGTATTGGCTTGGTGACCTTTTTGCTATTATTGGGGCTGACTATGAGCGTTGTCGAGATGAGTTTACTTACTTGGCTGAGTTCGGGCATAGGCTTGGTATAGTCAAGGATTGCCATTTTCCGAGCAAAGACCAGTGTACATTAACCCTTTCCCGCGGTGAGGGGGTTAAGCCGGCGATTATTGAAACAAAATCCGCTAAATATCCTGAGAAGATAGCGGGCAGAGCCTACGATGGCATATTGCTCGTTGAGGCTGCTCAGATGTCTCATGAGGTTTTTATTATGTGCCAGGGCAGGCTTGCTGAGAAAAGGGGCTGGCTGATGATGTCAGGAACCCTTGAAACCGCTCTTGACTGGTATTCAGATAAGGCGCGGGATTATGAACTACCGGACAATCTTGATGATGGTATAGCATACAGCCTACCTTCTTGGAGTAATCTATTTGTATTTCCAGGCGGGAAAGAAGACCCCGAATTAGTGCGGCAGGAAGGCATACTGGGGCATGACCTTTATATACAGAGATACGGCGGAGAGGTAATCAAGCCAAAAGACTTAGTTCTCCCTGTGTTCAAGTCAACCATCCATACTGGCCATTTCCCCTACGATAAGCAGGAGCCAGTCTATGTGGGGATTGACCCGGGTTATTATCCCAGTGTCTACGCTGTCGAGTTCATCCAGTATAAAAATGATGAAGTTTATATCTTTGACGAACTCTATTATCAGCACCTCATCACCGAGCAAATGATTAAGCTGGTCCAGGATAAACCCTTCTACGACAAGATAAAGGACGGAGCTATTGATGTGATTGCCACTCGCCATCCCACGGCACAAAAGCCAGTGGTGAAAGAGTGGAAAGAACAAGGGAAGCTGAAATTGAGTTCCCAGAGGGTTCTTGTTGAGGAGGGCGTTGACCGAATAAGGTCATTCTTCATTCCTGACCCAGTGAGGGGCAATGTCCGAATCCATATCAATAATACCTGCCGGGGATTGATAAGTGAGCTCGGGGGGTGTAAATCGCCGTTTGCCGATGAAGGCAGGGGGTCATGGAGGAATAAACCAAACGGCCAGCCAGACGAAAAGAACTGTTGCGCTATTAAGGCATTGATATATGAGGTAGTCCGCAGATATGGGCTATCTCCCAGACGAAAGGGGTCATCCGTAAGCTATCTGAAGTAGGAGGCTTAAATGATTAAGACAGTTGAAGACCTTAAAAAAGTAGTATCAGCCGATGGTCGAGAGTGGGGCAAAAGAGGGTCCTGGATTAACCGATTCAAGGCACTAAGGGCTATGCAGGACCGAGCCCAGAAACTTTACGACCTTAATTATGAGATTAAGGTTCATAGTGCCTACAGGAAAATAAAGCTACCCACGGCTCGGCAGATGGTTGATACCTGTATAGCCCACCTACCCCTCTCAAACCCGGTTATAGAGGTTATTCCCTTCAAGACCACCACTCCCTATGAAAAGAGGGCAATTAGCCAGCAGGACTTCTATAGGGCGCTCCTTCTTCATTCAATGAGCCAGACTGACCCGGCTATACTTTATGCCGCCAAGGACTTTCCGCTCAGGGGGGAAGCGTTCCTTAAGATTCTCTATGATGTCGGCCTACTGGAAGGTATGCCCAAGCCGAAAGACGGGGAAGGCGATGCCGATTACAAGGAAAGGAAACTCGCTTACCTTGTAGAGAGGATGCCGATTAAGATGATTGCTCCTGACCCTATGAACTGTTTTCCCAGTAGTGAGCACATTGATAGTAGGCCGTTTGAAATGATAGAGATATATCCTGCCTTTGTTGGCGACCTTAAAAGGGTATTCCCTGATTGGAAGACAACCAAGACAGATATACAGATAGCCGCGGTCATCGAATACTGGAATGATGAAAAGCGTTGCTTCCTTGGTGACGGGAATCCGATGACCGATGGCATGGAGGATAACACTTATAAAGTCACCCCATATGTTCATGCCTACTCTGGCTACGGTGCTAGAACGAGTGGAAACGAACCCGAGAAAAAGGCGGTGAGTATTCTATTCGAGGCTGAAGGCATCCTGAAGCAGCAGAGCCGGTGGAACTCCTACCTGGACAAGGCACTAGAATGGACGGCTATGCCGATATTCAATGCCGAGGGCGAAAAGGAAGAATATGCAGAGGAAGGCGGAGCAGGGCTTAAACCCGAGCCCGGCATGGTCATCTATGGCGGTGAGGGGAAGAAAGTTACGGTTGAGTGGGCGGCGGCTAATATGCCAAGGGGCATATACGAGGCTATTGGGATGAATG